TGCCTCGTAGAAAGCAACATCGAATGTACCTGCACCTGTATTAACAGCAGTAACGATACCCTTGTTTTGAGTGGGACCTGCCACGTTAGGGGTAATCATCACAGTCTGACCGGGACGGATGGCAATGCCTGTAACACCTGTGTCGTTCACGGTGAAAGTAGCACTGTCAGCAGTTGCGAGGATTGTTGTTGTAACATCAACATACTTGGTATGCAGACGACCTTGCTCTGCCCATTTGATTTGGTCAGAGATAGAAGGCATTTCAGCACCTACCATACGGAGGAAAGATGCAACGGTACGGTTGCCGTAACGCTCAAATTCCTTCTCGTATGTATCAGGAAGATACTGATTCAAGAAGTTGAAGTTGGTAATGTAGTTTGTCTGTAACGCTACCTGCTCAGCACTTGGCTGCAACGCAAAGGTAGGATTACTCAATAATGAACCTGCCATTGTTTTAGATTTTTAATTGTTTTAAATTCTTTTTATGCTGCGAATTTTCAGGTTTCGTCCTGAATCAGGGTTTATCGCTTTCACCTGCACTCCCTCTGTAGATTTACCAATTTCAGGTGCTCGGTTGGTGGACATATTGATGTTCTTGATTTTACGAGTTACATCGTCTGTCGCATCAGCCAATCCTTGTTCATAAAAGAACTTGGCAAACTTCTCAGGTTGCATTGCCATAGCTAAAGACCTATGATAACCAACTGCGTCTTTAATCAACCCTTGCTCATCCAAGAACTTATTAATAAAGTTCTGTGGCGTAGATTGGTTTTTCTTTAATTCGTTGGCATCTCCCGGATTAAAAACAATTTTTTTGTCATTTACATTGAACTCAAAACCTTTGAACTCTCCGCTAAATACATCGTTCGTTTTTTGGTCAAACCATTTACGTTTACGATTGTTCTCCTCCTCGATTGTCTTTGCCTGCTTAGTATATTGCTTATAGCTTTCATATACTTCTCTCTCTTCATCAGGAACTAATGCCGTGCTTGACTCAAGTGGCATTTTATATTTCTCTTTCTGAGAGTTGAAATATTTCTTGGCTTCAGCAAGAACTTTCTTTTTTGCGATTTTTACTCTTTTAATGGTTGTTTCTTCGTCCAAATCCTCATCGTATCTGTACTCATCCATTAATGTCTCAATGTCATCACTATCAAGACCCTCCTGTGTAGAAGTTAAGTATTCTTTTAAAAGTTGGTCAGGGTCCATTGCGTCAAAGTCTTTCTTTAATTTAAGAAAGTCTTCAAAGCCACGCCCTGTCTCCTTTTTATATTTCATATAAGCAGCCACATCTTCAGGTAGTGGTTCAGATGCTTCTCGCTCTGCCACTAAATCATCTAAAGAGTTTATTTGCTTATTATATCTCTTACCAATATATGAAAGAACGTCTTCATCTTTTAAATCAATACCAACTTCCTGAGGTTGAGGCTCGGGTTCAGGCTCCGGGTCATTTTGTATTGGCTCCGGTTCCGGATTGTTATCTTGACTTAAAGATTCTTCGTGTTTATCAAGTAATTCCTTTTCGACCTCTTGAACACTTTTAGGTTCAATAATGTCTAATGCTCTAACTTTTAATTCCATTTGATTTAATTTAATTTATACAAACTTATACAAAAATTTTGACATTTTTATCGAGGTTCAAATTCCGCCATATCAAAGCCATCTAAACTATCCTCATTTGACTCAAAGTTCATTGGAGGTAGATTATTTTTTCTTTGATTGATTAATTTGGATTGCTCGGTATTTTGTTGACTAATTCTTTTTGCTTTCGCATCTTCTTTCATTTTCTCTCTTTCAGTTAAATTGCCAACCTCTATTCCTTGCAATTGCATATTGTATTGGAACTCTTCTCTCATAAGTAACGCTTTCATTTCAGCTTCCTTCTCAAGTTTCTGAATTTCAAATGCCACTTCAGCTTGCTTAATCTGCATCTTAGAGTTTGTCTCCATTTCAATCTTTTGCATTGCAGCTTGAGAAGCCATCTCTTGAGACTTCAATTGTTGCTGAGCAATAATTGATTGCTTCTGCATAGCCATCTTCTCTTCACGTTCTTGGTTTCTAACTCTCTTAACCTTAAGTAATTGGTTAGCCAATTTAAGATTACGAATCTCACGGATGTCAATAGCGTCCTCAAGGTTGATGTCACCTTTAGAAAGTGCCATCTGAATGTTAGCCTCAAGTTGTGCTTTTTGCTCTTCATCAGGAGAAACCTCAATGAATATACCAAAGTCGTAAATGTATAAGTCGTTAATCTCGTTTAAGATTGACACGTTGTATTTACCAATTTGATTGATAAACTCATCCTTAAAGTCTGAGTACTCTAATATATCGCCAACCCTGTAAGTAATAGCTTCAGCTAATGAACGATATATAAACAATGAAGAGTCAAGGATATGTCTTGTTGCTGTATTAGAACTTAATGCAGCTAACTTCTGAACACCAACCAATGCGTTAGGGTCAGGGGTAGAACCATCTCTTGCTTCGTTAAGACCGGTCACCGACCTAATCATATCAATGTAGTGATTCATATTGGTGATTAACATCTGCGTTTTAGCTGCACCTGAGTTAGATGTCAACTGAGTGATAGGCACTCTTGCATTGTTAAAGTCACCATCTTGAGTATAGCTTCTACCAATTACACTACCTGTTTGGAAATATAATCTAAGTGCATCCTCAGGATTGTATGCGTTACCCGTACCTAAGTCAATTTCATTTAAGCCATCAGCATCAATGAATACACCATCAGGTACAGTACGTGCAATAACTTGTTGTAGTTTTAAGTGCGTAACCTGAATCAAATCAGCGAATGGTATCATTCTGCGACATAGTGATTCAATAACTCCTTTGTACATACGAGGAGCACAAGCTACATAGTTTGGTAAAGCGTGTTGAGACGCTGACTTAGGACGAACCATATTCTCAGACATCTTCCATTGTAATAGGATGTTAGTACCCATTACCATAATACCTTCATACCAAACGTCAATTGTTTTTTCAATCTTTTCAAAGTTACCTTCCTCCATCATTTCAGTCGGAGGGTTGAACTTTTCATCTTTCTCAATTACACGAGTACCACCATTCTCAAGATACTTCTTTTTATAGACAACTTTTTTAGTCGTTTTATAATTGAAATACATAAGAGTGCAAGTGTCTCTATAGAACATATCATTCTCGTAGAACTGCGCTACGTTGTAGTAGTCATACCACGATTGACTGTATTGTGTAATCTCTTGTAAATCTTCTCTTGTTAATGATTGGTCAATCTTCATTAACTCTGTTATTGGAAGCGTTTTAATTTCACCCCAATAAAAACAATCTTTAAAGAATGGGTCTTCTGTATAGCTGTATACAATGTTAGCAGGGTCTACGTAAGAAATCTTAACGCCTTCTCCTTGTAAGAACTCGTGCTTAGCTACACCAATACCAATAACAGCAATATCATAATCCAATCTCTTTCTGATGTCATCATAATGATTGTCATCAAAGATTGTATTGATTGCAGTTTCTTCGGCTATTTCAATTGCAGGCTTATAATGAAGCTGCATATATAATGATAACTCTTCGTCTGTTTCAGGAAGTTCTTCAGGGTCCATCATAAATGGGTCTACTCCTGTTAACTCTTGAATCTTTGTAAGAACAGGTTTACCTGCCATTTGTGTCTCAAGCATTTCTTGATACTTACTTCTCTTTGATTGAGACATCGCATCTTGCGCATATGCTTTTACTTTAAATAAACGGTCAGACATTCCGTTAACAACAATATCAATAAACTTTGGAAGGATAGGAACAGGAGTCCAATCTAAATTTAGATAAGATAAATCTCCGTCAATCGCTAATTCATTTTTGTATTTAGCAATTGATTGTTCTCCACGTGCATACAATCTAAGTCTACGAAAATCTCTCCATTGACCATAGTATCTACACGAGTTACCATCTTTACGGAACCACTCATATTGGATGGCTTGCCCGACTTGCAACCCAAATGCATCAGTTGCTTTTTCAGCATCAGTTGCCATTTGACTTGGAAATACTGCCGTGTTTATGTTGATTGTTACATTTTTCATCTAATCAATTGACTTGTTGTACCTTCGTTCTTATATTTAGCGAAGTTAATAATTAATTTTGATTCTTTTTTCTCAGAAACATATAGATGCTTTTGGTTAGCCATAATGGCTAAACCCGAACTAATAGAGGCATCAAATTTAGTTCTATCAGAAATGTCAAACTTTGCCCAATCCTCAAGCGTTCTTGTGAACGGCATTGTACCCATTTGTTCCGGGTCTCTATATTTAGCTTCTAAATCAAATCCTATAAACTTCTCAATATACGACTCAATGGCTGCAGCGTGCGCTTGCTTAACATCCTCAGATGAGTTTGGTATACCACCTAACTCCCGCTCAGTCTTTGTCAGCTTTGCCATTTGCTTGTCAGGTCTATTGATTGAGAAACCTCTGTAACCTCTGTTTTTCAAATGATACAAAAGTCTCGGTTTGTTATTCTCTACTAAGATAGGCATTCCATAGAAAACACAAGCCATTAATACTTCCTCAAAAAATATTTCTGCTGTTTGTGGACGGGCAATATACTCCAAGAAAAACTCATTGACAGGCGCATCGTCCATATGGAACTTAGTCATACCGTGCAAAGAGCCATTAGACCCCCTGCCTCCAACAACCGCTGATATGTCATAAGAGTCACATCCAAAAGAGCCAAGGTGCTCGTTACCGGGATACTTTATCCCATTTCGGATGTGTATGTTGTTTTGCATATGCTTAGGTGGTGCCCAACTTATATTGAACCTACCTCTTGGGTCCGGGGTCCAAACTACCTGCGTATCCTTAATACCATCCTTCCAAGAAAACATTCCTCGAGTAAGGTAATGCTCTTTAATCATTGAGTCGTTATAGTCAATCTGCTGATATATCTTGGTCAGGTTAAACAAGGCTTGCTTGCTCTCATCACGAAAAGCGTGAGACTCTGTACGTGGGAACTGACGGTAAAACTCGTTCAGTGCGTCAGCATCATTTTTCAATGAGTCAACCTCCGCTTCCCAATAGTCAATGGCTCCGTTCTTTATCATAACACCATCCACACCCATAATAGGCTCCTCAGGTTTACGAAACACAGGATGACCATACTTGTCAATGAATCCCTCCATATTCCACTCCATCGGAATAAATATGGCATATAGACCACTCTTGGTCTGCCCGTTGGCGTTACGGATTTTTACATTTGAGTCCTCGTAAATATCTTTATAGTTCTGCCCGCCTTTGCTTAAAGCATTGGACGTTGAACCCATCATACACTTGCCAATAATCTTACTACCCAAGCGAAGACAGGTTTTGGTTACACGCCAATTCTCTTTAATGTTTACAGGCTTAGTCCATTTAGCAGACTCATCGTGAGCCAAGAATAGTAGCTTCTCTCCATCGTATGAGTTATCCTCAGTATTCTTCCAATCTATTGATGTATCAAGTCCATCGACATCATTGTCGTCAGTCTCATACATATTCTTCTTGGTAATCTTTGCTGCCGGTACCCTATATGCCAACTCAGTTTTTGGCTTGTCCATACCATCCATCACCGGTTTGAAAAAGAATGGTAGACGGCTATTGATAGGTACAACCTTATCGGTGAACATCTTCTTAGCATCGGAACCCGTCTTAGATAAGATACCTATACGTGCGTCACGTGCGAGCGTACCTATGTTCACGCACTCTGAGGATGACATAAACGAGAACCCCGAACGTCTAATCTTTAGGTATATCATACCAAATGACCTTGGGTCTGCACGACAGGCTTCCCAAAATATCCAATAGATTCTATTGGCTTCACGAAAGTCAGGATAACCCACGTCAATACTTGACCATTGCAAGTACATATAATGCGAGCCGGTTATGTAGGTTTTGACCCCATTGTTCATAAACCAATATCCCTGTTCACGGTAGTCAAACTCCTGCTCTATATAATCGACCCAACGGTCTTTAAAATCTTTTGGCTTTTCATTCCATTGAAATATGGATTGTATCTTGGCTAACTCACGGGGTAATGGCTGACGCTCCCAATACTGTTC